CCCAACAGCCTCATATTTATATCTCTCTTATCTTAAAAGTAACCCCCAGTGGGGCCAGGGCCAAGCACACGGAGACGTCGCGCGCGCGCGTTCATCATTATGCGATTATTTCTGCCCAGCTTGACGGCTATGGCATGATTCAGCTTGACAAACTTGACAAAGACGCGTGGCAAACATGGCGGCAAGCGTCCAGGCCAACGGCCGCCGACCGGACAGACGTGGAAGTGGCCCAAGACGATGGCGAAGGATGCCGCGCGCGAACTCGTGCGTCAGGCCATCACGGCCCATCTCGAGCCGCTCATCGCTGCCCAAGTGGCGAACGCGAAAGGACTGCAGTATCTCGTCTATCGCGATAAGAAGACGGGAAAGTTCGAACGTGTGAAGTCGCTCGAAGATGTTAACCAGGACGATGAGCGCATCGAAGTCTGGGAGAAAGATCCAAGCGTGCAGGCATTCACGGACCTACTGAACCGGGCGATCGACAAGCCGAAAGAACAGGTGCAGGAGATTGCGCTGCTGACGGATGAGACGTTGTCACGGCTAGACCGCGCGAAGCTGCGCGCACGGAAAGAAGGCGAGTAATGGACGCTGACCAGATTGTGTTGGACGACAACTACCTTCATGCGTTGCGCGAAACCGCGTGGGATTGGGCCGTGCAAACACTCAGTGCTGACCTTGAACTCCCCCGTCGTGCGGCGATTGTAATGGGGCGAAATCTTGTCACGGCGATCGACGAGATCCACGCGCTGCGCGCACAGGGCAAAGACGACAGATGTGAGTGCGAGGCTTGTCAGTTACGCCGACTGCGCGTATGAGTGAATCCGCGCTCGTCTCACGTAACTTCGAAGACGAGCTACACGACTGGTGCGGCGAGCTTTATGCCGACCCGCTTGCGTGGGTTCGTGGCGCCTTCCCATGGGGCGAACCCGGCCCGCTCGAGCCATATCTCGAGCCTGATATCTGGCAGATGGAATTCTTCGAATGGCTCGGGCATGAAATCAGTCTGCGCAAGTTCAACGGCGTCGATGCCGTGATGCCGATTCGTGCGGCCGTCGCCAGTGGCCACGGCATCGGCAAAGGCGCACTCACGGGCATGCTCGTCTCGTTCCTGATGTCCACCAGGCGCAACGCCAAAGGCGTCATCACGGCGAACACGGGCCCGCAGCTGCAAGACAAGACCTGGCCGAGCATCACGACGTGGGCCAAGCGGGCGATTACGGCGCACTGGTTCGAAATCAACACGAGCATCATGTATCGCAAGGGCTACCGCTCGGAGTGGAAGGTGAGCCCGCAGACGTGCGACCCGGAGAACTCCGAGTCATTTGCCGGCCAGCACAACGCGGCATCGACCAGCTTTTATGTGAATGACGAAGACAGCAACGTGCCGGAGATCATCCACGAGGTGCAGGAAGGTGGTTTGACGGACGGGGAGCCGATGCACTTTCTGTTTGGCAACCCGACGAGGCGCCGCGGCAGCTTCCATGACATCGTGTTCGCCGGTAAGGGCCGCGGCTGGAAGACGTGGACGATTGATGCGCGGGACTGCAAGTTTCCGAACAAGGACTTGATTGCGGAGCAGTTGACGGAGTGGGGCGAAGAGAGCGACCGCTTCCGGGTGCGCGTGCGAGGCTTGCCGCCGAACGCGGAAGATGCACAGTTTATTGACTTCATGCGGGTGAGAGATGCGCAAAAAAGGAACGTCGACGTCCTCGAAGACGAACCATTGGTTGCGGGGTGCGACCTTGCCTGGGGCGGCAAAGACAGTAATGTCATTCGTTTCCGACGAGGTCGTGACGCACGCAGTATCCCTGCTATCCGTATTGCCGGCGAACTCACGCGTGACCCTTCAGTGCTCACCAATCGGCTTAGTGACGTGTTGGCTGGAACCTACAACGGGCATCGTGTATCTATGCTCTTCCTCGACTCCGCTGGTATCGCCGGAAGCGTGGGCACACGCCTGCGTGAGCTTGGTTTTACCAACCTCCTCGAAGTGAACTTCGGCGCGGACAGCCCCGATCGCAAATACCGCTACATGCGCGACATGATGTGGGGCCGGATGAAAGACTGGCTGCTGAACGGGGCGATTGATAGCAGTCCGCGGCTCGAGAGCGACCTGACGGCGCCTGGCTTGCGGGAAGACTTGCAGCAGCGGGTGTGGCTGGAGTCGAAGAAGGAAATGAAGGCGCGGGACGTGCCGAGCCCGGATGAGGGGGATGCGTTGGCGTTGACGTTTGCGCAGACGGTGGCGCGGAAGCCGAAAGAGGCGCCCGTGCCGACACCGCAGTTTACCGGGTTCAGTCAGTCATGGATGGGCTAACCGTGCTACAGTTTGCCGCAACCATTGTGCTAGGCCTTCTCTGTCTGATCTTTCTCGGCTTCGTGGTGGCCCTTGCGATGGGCACGTCGCGCACCGCGCGCGCCCGGCACATGAAGGCCGCGCCAGACCCGCGCAGCAACTACTATCGGTCGCGGATGGACATCTGATGTTTCGCCTGCCTGACCTCCCGATTGTCGGCTACAGCACGACGCGCGAACGGGCGCTGACGGACAACATTCAGGAATTCATTCGACAGATGGAGCGGGACCGGCCGCGGCTGCTGGCCATCGTCTGCGAAGGCCGCGAGAAGTGGCGGCGCGTGGCGGGCGATATCTGGCGCGGCTATCGGATTGGCGAAGAGGACGGCACGCTCAACGCCATTTACGATTACTTCCTGTTGTTGGCGTGTCCGCCGCGGGTGCAAGTGCGGCTGCTGAAGCATGCGAAGAACGCGCTGAAGTGGCGGGAGCTGACGCGGCGAGCGATGCCGGGGATTGAAGCGGAACGGGAGCAACTGAAAGCCATGAAGCGCTGATGCCCAAAGACGAGGATCTGATTCGCGAAGCGCGGGAACGCTGGAACCGCGCGGCGGAAGCCGAAGAAGCGCAACGTGCCCGGATCGTCCTCGCGAAGCAGTTCCGCGTCGGCAAGCAATGGCCAGACGCCATCCGCATTGCGCGCGAAGGCGGGGGCAGCATCCAAGGCCAGTCGGCGCAGCCGCCGAGGCCCTGCCTCGTCGTCGACCGTCTGTCGCAGCCCGTGCGGCAAGTCAGCAACACGATTAAAAACGCCAGCTTCGGGTTTGATGTGCTGCCGTCTGGCGGCGGGAGCGATGCGGACACAGCGGATATCTTCAAGGGCTATCTGCGCTGGATGCTGAACCGCTCAAGAGGCGAATCGCCCGTGGAGTGGGCCGCGGACCAAGCCATCGAAGGCGGCATCGGCTGGTTCCGGCTGCGCACGGACTACATCAACGAGACGTGGGATGGACCACTCACGGCTGAGGCGCTATGGCAGGCGCTGTTCATGGAGCGCATCACGAATAACCTGACGGTGTATTGCGACCCGTCAGCCGTGCGGCCGACGCGTTCCGACATGCAGTGGGCCTTCGTGACGGAAGACATTAGCCGCGAGGAGCATGAGCGGCGTTTTCCTGATGCCGACATCCGCGACCTTGAGACGTTCACCTCGACGGGCGACACGAGCGCATGGAAAGCCTGGGTCAGCGCCGAGAATGTGCGCATCGCGAACTATTACCGCATTGTCTACACCAAGCGGCACCTGTATCAACTGACAAATGGCACCGTGACGGAGCAGAAGCCTGACGACAAAAAGGACATTGTGGCCTCGCGCGTCATGCAAGTGCCCAGCGTGAAGTGCGACACCATCAACGCCGTGCAGTCGCTGCAGCCGTTCGAGTGGGCCGGCTCGAGGATTCCGCTGATTCCGATTCTGGGCGAAGAACTGAACGTTGATGGGAAGGTGCATCTGCGCGGCGTGATTGAAGAGGGCATGGACGCGCAGCGGATGGTGAACTACACGTATAGCGGCGCCGTGGAAATCTTTGCGCTCGCGCCGAAGAACGCGCCGATGGTCGTGGGCGCGTCCGTGGCGAACTACAAAGCCATCTGGCAGACGCGCAACACGATCAACCACGCCTATCTGCCGTATGACGCCTGGGATCAGGACGGGAAGGAATACCCGCCGCCCGTGCTCGACACGACGGAGCCACCGATTCAGGCGGCCGTGGAACTGATGCGCGTCAGTGAAGATGCGATTAAGGCGACGACCTCGACCGGTGATGCGAGCCTGGGCAATACGAATCCGAACGAGCGCAGCGGGCGCGCGTTACAGGCGTTGCAGGCGCAATCAGACCTGGCGAATAGCAACTATCCCGACAACGTGAAGCGGGCGCTCATCTATGCCGGCGAGCTCGCGGTGGAAATCATCCCGAAGATTACCCAAAAGGGACAAATTATTCACATTCTTGGGATGGACGACGAACCCGAACAGGTGATGGTGGGCCAGCCGTATCAGGAGCATCCGCAGACCGGCGTGCCGCAAGCGTCCCCGCCTGAGGTGACACCGGAGCTCGCGGCGATGAGCAACGGCCTGCACAAGTTCTACGACCTGAACAATGGCCGCTATGCCGTGACGGTTTCAGTGGGGAAGGCGACGGCCACGAAGCGCGAAGAGGGCGCCGCTGCGCTTGGCGAATTGATTCCGCATTTGCCGCCGCCGATGGCAGCCGTGTTGACGCCGGAATACATCGAGCAATTGTCGATGCCAAACGCGCACAAGATGGCGGAAATTGCGCGGAAGGCGCTGCCGCCAGAACTGCAGGCCGCGTCGGATCAGCAAGGGCAGGACCAAGTGCCGCCGCAAGTGAAAGCGCAGATGATGCAGATGCAACAGGAACTGCAGAAGGCGCAGCAATTCATCCAAACGAAGCAGGCCGAGCAACAGGGCAGCTTACAAGAGACGCAGATTAAGGCGCAGGCCGACATGCAGAAAGCGCAGATGGGTTTTGCGAATGAACTCAAGCTGCAGGAGATGAAGAGCGCGACTGCCATCGAAGTGGCTCGTATCGGCGCAGCCAAGGCACAACTCGACCCGGCCGCCGAAGCGGCTGAGGAACGGCTCGCGACGGGGCTGGAGATGGCGCACGATGTCGGCATGGAAGCGATGAAGCAGCAGCACGAAAAGGAACTCTCCGCGCAGGAGCACGCGCAGTCGCTGCAGCAAGGGCAGCAGGATGCCACGGTGGCGGCGGCGCAACAGGCCGGCTCGCAGAGTCATGAAGCCGACATGGCGCAGCAGGCGCAAGAAGCGGCCAGCCAGAATGGAGATCAGAATGCCTAGCCCATTCGGAGATACCACCACCGGCATGATGCCGCGCGTCACACTTACCCCGCCATCTGACCGCTTGATTGTGGAACTGGAGCGGCGCAAGGTCGGCTTGGTGGCCTACTGCCAGATCAAGCTGGATGCCGGCGATTGGCACGCCGTGCAGGATGCGGCCAGCGACATCCGCGAACTCGACGCAAAGCTGGAGCTGTTGAAAAACGGCAAATGAGGCAAGAACATCCGATCATCTTCAAGCCGCTGCACCTCGATCCGCCGATGCGCACTCGGCTGTATCTGGACATCGGGCCAGGCTATCGCTGCGCAGCGCGGAGCTGCGAAGCCGTGCTCGATGCGCGGGTCGATCTCGAAGAGTATCTAGCGCAAGTGCGGAACGGGGACATCGCCAATACCGAAGGCGCGGAGCAGGACGAGCACGAGGATGATGACCACAACGACGCGGATGACGACCTTG